CAATGTGCTGACGTTTCTTGAGGCGCAGGCAGAACAGGTCGAAAAAACCCGGTACGACGTGGTTGATCGGGAATGTACGCCGCTTCAGAACGTCATCGACGAAATCGTCGGGTTGTACTATACAACGATCTATAAGTTAAAGTTCCTCGCATAAGGACGCCACCTATGGGCCTCAAAACCACTACCGTTTGTTTGGGCTACCAGCAGATCACGCCGGACACTTCGACGGGTCTGACCGTTCCCATTCTTGCGCCGGACGGCTCTCAGCTAGACCCGACGTTTATCGTCGTTACACCGGAAATTCAGAACGTCCGCTGGCGCGATGACGGCACCGCCCCGACGTCTTCGGTCGGTATGCCAATTTATGTCGGTACGTCGCTGCTGTACGATGGCGACCTCAACAAGATCCGCTTCATCAACACTGTGGCTGGCGGCAAAGTCAATGTGAGTTACTACGCATGATCAGCATCACGGGGGTTCCGCTCAACATTGCTGGCGCAGCCTCTGCTGCGGGCTACATCATCACCGCTGACGCAATCCTCACCGAAAGCGGCGCCACGCGCACGTTGTCGTCTGTTGACAACGGCAAGATCATCTACTGCACCAGCGCCTCGGCAGTGACCATCACCTGCGCTGCGGGGCTGGGTGCTGGCTTCTCCTGCACGATCATCCAGGGCGGCGCGGGCAAGGTCACGGTGGCTGCTGGCGGCCAGACGCTGGTGTCCTACTCCAGCCTGTTCAGCACAATGGGCCAGTATGCGGTCATCTCTCTCATCTGCCCTGTTGCGAACACGTTCCTCGCGGCGGGCAATTTAGGAGTTTAGTATGCCTGCTGTATCACTTTCCGTTTTTGGCGGCGTCGGCGCTCAATTTTTTGACAACAGCGGTAACATGTTGGCCGGCGGCAAAATATATACGTATGCGGCCGGCACAACGACACCACTAGCTGCATACACATCAAGTTCCGGCAACACAGCCCACACAAACCCAATTATTTTGGACGCTGCTGGACGAGTACCATCCGGCGGCGAAATTTGGAACGCGTTGCAGCTATATAAGTTTGTATTAAAAACCAGCGCAGACGTAACAATTGCTACATACGATAATGTTGGCAGCAGTTTTAATGCCACTGCAATTATCGCAAACTTCACTGGTAACGGCAGCACAGTTGCATTTACGTTGGCAAGTTCGCCTGCAAGTGAGAACGCAACCAATGTATACATTAACGGTGTGTACCAGCAAAAGAACACGTACAGCATTGCTGGCGCGGTGCTTACATTTTCGGGAGCGCCTCCGATTACGTCTTTGATTGAGGTTAATTACGTATGATTACTCCGGCTTTTGGGCTTACTGCTACTGAGCGCGTACTCCAAAAGCTCGCGCTTGACTTTACTACTGCGGCGCTTGACGCGCGCGTTACAGTTACGCGAACAACAAACGCAACAAACCCTGCAACATATATTAACAGTTCAGGTGTTATTACCGCCGCGACTAACAATCAACCTCGGTTTGATTATGACCCTGTGACTTTACTTTGTAAAGGACTGTTGATTGAAGAGTCCCGCGCTAATTTACTGCTGAACACCGATTTGCTGGCAACGCAAATTGTCACTGTTACGGCAGCAGCAAGAATTTTGTCTTTTTACGGTACGGGCGGCGTCACGCTATCTGGTGCGCACATTGCTGTTGTGTCTGGTACTGGTGCGTACCCAACCCGAACAACGTATTCTTTTACGCCTTCTGCGGGCGCTTTGACATTGACTGTAACGGGTACAGTGCAATTCGCCCAACTTGAACTCGGCGCATTTGCCACCAGCTACATTCCAACGACGACCACAAGCCTGACGCGAAACGCCGATGCTGTCAGCATGACGGGCACCAACTTCAGCAGTTGGTATAACCAAAGCGAAGGCGCGTTTGTTTTTGATTTTGGGCCTTTCAATATGTCCGGTGTTATGGCTGGCCAAACACCGTATGATACAGCTATAGGCGCAGTGACAAATGGAGTTCGCGCTGGGCGCACGTTCTCCGCAGTAAACCTCAACGGGTGGTCATCTAATACCAGACTTGGAACTCCAGGCACTAGCGGCACTATTAGTGGAAGTTCAGCGTTGGCTCCAGTTACTGGTCCCGCACCATTGCAAAAACTTGCTATATTTCAATCTAGCACTGCCTTGGGCGGCGTTGTTAATGGCGGTACCGTTACGTCAGTTACAGTTACTGTGGCACCAACTGGAGCCCCTGACATGTTCTACATCAATGAGCGTTTGAACGGGTACATACGGCAGATTCGTTACTACAATATACGCCTCACCAACGCCGAAGTTCAAGCTTTTTCAAAGTAAGGGTTAATCATGAGCCTAACTAAAGCTACATATTCGATGATCAACGGCGCGCCCGTTAATGTATTGGATTTTGGCGCTGATCCTACCGGCGTAAATAATAGCACGGCGGCTATTCAGGCTGCTTTTGATTCGGCTCAAAATACTGGCGCTGTTGTCCCAAATCGCACTAGAGAAATCTGGTTTCCCGAAGGCGAATATCTTGTAGGTTCTCTTAACGTCTATGGGGGCCTGACGCTTAACGGCGAGGGTTCGCGTAGCCGTCTTGTCGCAAGCGGAACGGGCATTGGCCAGATATTGAATTTTTTTCCTGACGGAAGCGGTTTTTGTTCCGAAATAATCGTTCAAAATCTTGGGTTTTATTCGCGCGGTTCCGTGTGGGCGATAAAATCAACGACAGGGATTACCCTTAGCTGTCAATTTATAAACCTTCAATTTGACAGCACTTATTGTGTTAATCTTGATGGATACACGCAGTCTTGCATTCTTGACACCATATTTTCCTTTGGCCCTGTCGAACAAATTTTTAGGCTGCAGGGAAATAGAAACTACATAAAGAACATACTAAAAGAAGGTACCTCGGGAACAAACGCCGATCCGTACATCTATGTTCATAGCCATAGCTCGCCTAGTTCGGGCAACAAATTTGTGGACCTACTCCTTGAAGGGACCGGAAGTGTTAACAAAACGCCCATTGTGTTTAACGGCGCTAGTGGCACCATAACCGGATGCTGGATTGAATTTGTTAATCAAACAACCGGATACTATTACGATTTCACAGACACTTATCTGACGATGGATTCTTTGTGCCTAATGAACACTTCGTTCGGCGGTAAAATGAAATTGACAACGTCAGAAATACACTTTTTGGATTACGACTTTAATACCGACGATGACCTAATTTCTAATGCTATCGAATGCGACGCAACTAGCGTCGTATTTTTCCGTAATGTAAGAACGCGCCGTGACTTGGGTAACTATATTATTTCAAAAATATCAAAAAACTTTTTTTTCAGCAACCAACAAACAGCTACCGTTGTTTCAGGCCATTCGCCGTATTCTTCCTTACGTTACACCGGCGGAAACGCATTAATTAACCCCTCTTTTGAAGCCGGGATTTATGGATGGTCTATAAGCGGCGCTGCTGGCGGAACATTTGACGTTATAGACAGCACCGTTTCTACGGGTAAAATGTTGCGCCTCACCAACGCAGGGAATGCGTCGAAAGTTCTACTACAGAGTATTTCTATTTCTGCCGATCAAGTTGGCATTCCTGTGACATTTACTATCGCAGTTCGTGACGTAAATAATAACGGGTCAACGGGTTTGTACTCCAGTGGAGCAGGCGTAACGGCCAGCACTGCAATTCACCGCGCATCTGGAACCGAGTGGCAGTTGCTAACCGGGACGCTTTTGCCGTCTGTTGCGGGAACTTTAGCGTTTCAAGTCATTACAAGCGGTTCGCTTGTTTATTTTGACGCCGCTAGGGCTGCTTTTGGTAAAGACGCAGAAATTGATCAGTCATCTTTTGGGATGTTGACTATAGCAGACAAACCGTTTGGGTTTGCGACCGCTGCGCCTACTACGGGAACCTGGCCTGTTGGCGCTATGGTAAAGAATTCGGCCCCTTCTGTCGGGCAACCTAAAGGGTGGGTTTGCACCGTTGCAGGAACGCCGGGTACTTGGGTGAGTGAAGGTAACTTGTAATTCTAACCCCTTTGACCTCCGTAACAAATCGTGTTACACAATTCTACCCCTACTGGCAGGGTACGCCAGGAACCGAAAGGTTAACAAATGAACGAAAACGAACTAGCGGGTGCGCCCGCGCCGGAACAGGCTCCCACGGCTGAACCTGTTGCCGCATCAGATACACCGCCGGAGCCCGAAACTGAGGGCGCAGCCAAATCTTTCACACAGGAAGAAGTGGATGCAATTTTCAGCAAGCGCCTCGCAAAAGCACAACGGAAATGGGATCGCGAGCAAACGCAGAAAGCCAAGTCCCAGCCCGTTCCGACGGAACCGCTGAAAGCTGACGACTTCGCCGATGCACCATCCTACGCCGACGCCCTTGCCGAACGCAAAGCCCAAGAACTCTTGGCGAAGCGCGATGCAGAGGCCGAACGTGTAGCAACGCTCGACGCCTATCACGACCGTGAAGAGGAAGCCCGGAACAAGTACGACGACTTCGAACAGGTCGCGTACAACCCGAAACTCCCCGTCACGGAAACGATGGCGCAGACCATTCAGGCAACCGATAACGGTCCCGATGTAATCTATTACCTCGGATCGAACCCCAAGGAAGCCGAACGGATTGCGCGTCTCTCACCGCTCTTGCAGGCACGGGAAATCGGAAAGATTGAGGCCAATCTCGGCTCCAATCCACCGGCTAAGAAAACTTCCACCGCCCCGGCACCGATTGCTCCGGTTACGGCCCGTACCTCGACAGGTACGCCTGCATACGACACCACCGATCCACGTTCTGTGAAGAACATGTCAACGTCGGAATGGATCGAAGCGGAACGGGCACGCCAGATCAAGAAGTACGAGGCTCAACGCAGACGCTAGTCCATAGGACATAGACATCATGGCCAATAGCCTTCTTACCATCGACATGATCACCCGCAAGGCTCTCGAAATCCTTGAGAACAACTTGGTGATCACCCGCAACGTGAACCGTCAGTACGACGACAGCTTCGCTGTCGAAGGCGCCAAGATCGGTTCGACCCTCCGCATCCGTCTGCCCGACCGCGCTCTGGTCACCGACGGTGCAGCCCTTCAGGTTCAGGACGACAACGAGCAGTTCACCACGCTCGCCGTCAACAACCAGAAGCACATCGGCGTGAACTTCACGTCCGCCGAACTGACCATGCAGCTTGACGACTTCGCGGATCGTGTTCTGAAGCCGCGTATTTCGCAGCTTGCAGCATCCATCGACGCTGACGTTGCCAGCTCCTACAAGGGCATCTTCTCGGCCGTCGGCACTCCCGGCACGACCCCGGCCACTTCGCTTGTCCTGCTCCAGGCCCAGCAGAAGCTGAACGAGTACGCTGCCATGATGCCGACCCGCTACGCAACCGTTAACCCGGCCGCCAACGCCGGTCTGGTCGAAGGCATGAAGGGCCTCTTCAACCCCGTTGACACGATCTCCCGCCAGTTCAAGAACGGCATGATGGGTGAAGGTGTTCTCGGCTACGAAGAGATCAACATGTCGCAGTCGATCAAGCTGCACACCACGGGCAGCCGCGCTGCCACGGGTGCTACGGTCAACGGCAACGCCGCAGAAGGTGCATCGACCATCGTCCTCGCCAGCGCTGGTAACGCGCTGACGTTCACGGTGGGCGACGTGTTTACCGTAGCCGACTGCTACTCCGTGAACCCGCAGACCCGCGAAAGCACTGGTTCGCTCCAGCAGTTCGTCGTGACGGCCGCCAACACCTCGACCGCTGGCGGCGCGGTGACGCTGGCTGTCTCGCCGGCGCTTTACTCGCCGTCGAACGCTCTGGCTACGGTCAGCACCCTCACCATCACTGGTAAGGCTGTAGTGTTCCTCGGCGCGGCTTCAACTGCCTACCCGCAGAACCTGGTCTATCACAAGGACGCGATCTCGTTTGCCACGGCTGACCTGCTCTTGCCGAGCGGCGTCGATATGGTTTCCCGCCAGGTTCACAATGGCATCTCGATGCGAATTGTGCGCCAGTACGACATCAACAACGACCGTCTGCCCTGCCGCATCGACGTGCTGTATGGCTATGCCGTCATTCGCCCGCAGATGGCTTGCCGTCTCTGGGGTTAACAAGTTAAAGATAGGAGAATACGACAATGGCTATTCCTAGCGTAGGCGGCGGCTATCAGTTTAACGACGGCAACCTTAACGAAGTTAAGGTTTCCGTTGCTGCGGCCCCCACAACTGCCACGGACAGCGCGACGCTGACTGCGGCTCAGTTGGTCAACGGCATCATCCTCGGCTC